GGAGGCTGGAAAGCTGGATTGTTCTGAAAGGCGAGTTGCCATAGTTCACCTCAATAATGAAAATCCATTCCGGCGCCACGACCAACGTCTATATCCGTAATAGCGTAGGAATCTCCAGCGTTCCGCTTACCTGCTGAAGATTCAATTCTTGCTCGAATCTCAGCTTTTCTTGCCATGTGGATACGTGTATCGCTTTCTTCTTTCATCAAGCAAGCAATCGTGGCCGTAACGCAGACATAATCTTCGTATCCAGGAATAATCGATTTAATTTCTTTGTTGCTAAAATCAGGACCAGAAAACTGGGTGGCTACTGGAACATAGTAAAGCAATGCTGTACCGCTGCTACTTGTCGGAATAAACTTAATGCTATCACCCTGAATGTGGTACTGAGTGTGAGCATACAAGCGGTCACCAGAATAAGCCGTGGTATTGTGCCGGTTTCTTTCTTGAAACGAGTAGTTTGCAATACTGTAAGTGTTTCCGCCAACATCAAGGTCTACGCCTAAAGCCTTGTAAAAGTCGTTTGGAAGGTCAAAAGTATCACCAGTTGAAAGGTCCATTGAGGTCGAGGTTTTTAAATAATAGTCCTCGTATTTCTCAACAACGATATCGTGCAGCTCTGCAATTGCTGCATTGATATAATCTCGCAGCTCAGCGTCAGTGATAAAGGTGGAATTTTCCATATCCGCCATTCGGCGGGTACGGGTTCTCAGGGTTTCTTCTGTAAAAGATGCCACAGCTAATCCCCCCTAAAAAGAAGGGGGCCGAAGCCCCCCCTCCAACTTAAGACTTGGACCTGGAAGAGTAGATGTCAAAAAACTCACCAAGCGCCTGGCCTAGTGCGTTTGCGTCATCACCCTTAAAAGCCGCATGTACTTTTTGGGAAGCCTCACTTATGGCAAACGATGGAGCAGACTTCTCTTCTTCGCCACTTGCCTCTTCAGGCTCCCCAAACTTTTTTCTCGCCTTTTCCAAGACAAGAACTGATAATCCGTCAGGCTTCATATCAGGTTACACTGCTGTTTTTCAGGAACGCAATAAATTGAATTTCCTGGTCGTTGTCACTGTCGCCAGTAACATCGTTGTCAGAGTGGTCATTACAGACAAACGACAGCGTTTTTGCGCTCGATACATCGTGCGCCGTGCATTCAATGTAACGCTCAGGGCCACCGGTTCCAATAACATGAGCGTCGCAGTACAAAAGGTCACTGTATTTATCATCAAGTGTAACTGTAAAAACACCAGAGCTAATGTTGGAGCATGTAAAGCCAGTGCCTTCAGATACTCCTGTCATTGTGCCGTTAGTAAACGCAATGCGCCCACCAATAATAACGACAGCACGCTCTAGCGCTTTTACCGCTTTAAAATCTCTACTCGCCATAACTCAATCTCCTTTCTGAGTCTGAATTATGCCAATGCTACGCGGCAGTTATAACCAGGAGCGTTACAAGATACGTTCCCGTAAAAACCAACGCGTACCTCGTACGCATCCGCATTGTACACGCGGAGCATCTGACCGGCATCATCAGCGTTAAGGATTTGAGGGGCCGCACCAAGTGAGTTGAGGCACCAAGTATCCAATTGAAGCATCCATGCAACGTTAGGCTGGCAGTTGTGGTCAGGAATAACCTTCATTCGACCGCGAGGACCGTTAACCACAAGAGCATCAAAGCCAACATCAGCATCGTTAGATGATACTTTGTCATACTGCACCTTGGACCCGAGGGCTTTTTCAAGGTTTGCGTAGCTCGCAAAGTCCATAAAAATGTGATCAGGGGCGCCGCCTTCTCGGGCAATTTCTGAAGCACCGCCGATAAGGGCCTCTTCAATTGGAAGAGCTGAACCGTCAAAGCGAACACCGCCTAAGCGAGTTGGGTCGGCTGTACGGTCAACGCCAAAGTGCGCTGTTGCCGAAGGCGTCGAAGAAGGAACCCAGGAATCAAGACCCTTCATCTTAGCGTCCTTGTCGCCAAACTGCACCAAGTGGTCACCCACGGCAATGTCAGCATGGGTCGTTGCGCTAAACGTAATAAATGGCTGTGTGCCGCCTCGGTCTACTTTTGCAATGGTAGCAGTTGTACTGCCGCGAGCACTGCCGCTAGGAGCGCCGCCGGAGTTTGCATAAAACTCAATCTTCATCCCAACTTCAAAGTTGGTAATATCAGCAGCGTTTGCCAAGTAAATGGTAGTCAGAGAACCATCAGGGTCACCACCAGCCGCGTCATCACCAGCAACTGTACCGATAGAACCAGTACCATCGCGATACATTGCTACAGCAAGTGAACGCTTGAGGCTGTGAATAGCGCCGTCGATTTCCATTGTGGCGTAACGAACAAATGCATCAGTGTTTGAAGCACTCGCACGAATAGCCTCGTGTGAAATCTGAGCGAAGGAATAATCTTTTGCCCGAGTCAGCAAAAACTGACGAATTTCAGATGTAGATGCGTTGCCTTGGCCGGATGTAAAATCCGCGCTTCGTCGTTGCGGCCCGGTGAGGATGATTGGAATCGGCATATTTTCGCCGCCAAACTTCTCATACTTAGGCATTAAGGCCAGCAGAGGGTTGTTCTTGTACGTCATCTCTTTGATGCGCTGCGGCTTATAGTGCTCCTTTAGAGCGCCGTCGATATTATATACTGTCCTGGTTGTGCTGTTTCCTGCACCCAATTCTAATGCTGCCATCGTAAGTTACCTTATCCTGCTGCGTCTATCATACGCGCAATACGCTCCAGGGATTGTTCGCGAGAAAGCATACCTGTCTCTTTCTCACCTGTTCCTGAAACAAGTTGATTTGTCAGTGTCTTTGGTTTTTGCTGAGCTTTCTTTGTTGGCTCAACTTCCCCTGCGTCATCAACCGGCGTATCCTGCGACTCCGATGTTAGCTCTTTAAGCCCATACTTCTTCTGCAACTTTTCGGCCTTGAGATAACCCTCCAGCGACTCCTCAAGACTTTCTTCGACCAAATTCGCGGCTTGAGTGGCAGTGATTTGCTGCCCCTGCTTCTGGTAAAATTCCCGCATTAACTGGGGAACCATCCATTGCATACCTCCGGCACGAATAAGTTCGTAGCTGGGATCATTGTCCACAAATTCCGTCACTTGGTCAACAAATGAGTTCCATTCCGTTTCTTCTTTTTTTGCCTCGCGCTGCGTCATTTCTTCTTCGCGCTGCTTTAATAAGTCGGAATTTTGTTTTTCAAGAGCCTCAATTCGCCTAGAAAGCTTTGTTTCTACTGGAAGATCACCATTTAGGTCTTGGTGTAGAAGCTCTTCCATTGTAAGCCCTGATTCTTGCAAGAACTTAACTGGGTCAGTCTTTGCTAGGCTTCGCGCTGCCTTAATTTGTTCAATTTCTTGCCTTAGCTGCTCGTTTTCTGCCTGAGTTGCTTTGGCTTGTTTGGCGATATCCTGCAATGCGGCTTCTTTTTTTGCTATAGCCGCAAAATGCGTAACGTATTCTGAGCGTCCCGGTCCTTTTTCTTCTACCGGTACCTCTTCTGTAACTACTTCTTCTGCAACTGTTTCTTGTTCTACTGCAATTTCTTGAGCAATTTCTGCATTTTCACTCATAATTTCTCCTACATCGGCATAGCAGCTTGCTCACCTTCTGCGGCGGCTGCTGCTTCTTCCATAATCATTTCATCCGTCATCCCTGCGGGAGTTGCCCCGCTAGGCTCGGTTGGTGCTGCTGGCTGAGCTTGTTGTGCTTGCTGCGGAGCCATTGCCGCCATAGCTTGCTGCTGTGCGGCTTGCTGCATTTGCGTAATTAAATTGATGCACTCCTCGATATATCGTCGAAGCAAATCAAGCCTTTCTTCAGGCACTTTATTGATTTTCGCTCGAAGATACGCTGATTGCATAAGCTTAACGCTGAGCTCTAGGTTACTAAACGGCTCAGGCGGAATGTATTCGCCTTTTTCAAGCATCTGCTCAATAAGCATATTTACGTCATCGCGTGCGGCTGTTGCCATACTGTTAACTGCTTCAATATCTGGATAATCAAGCAAACCTCGGGATTCTTCCTGACTAAGCATTCCAGCTTGCAGCATCTCAATGACTTTTTGCAGCTTAGCGGCAGGCGTTGTCGGCAACAAAGAGGTTGGATAAATCTTCATGACATACTGGTCTTCTTTTAGGTTGATGTCTTTCCACTTTATCTTCTCAATGTTCTTATCGCCGTGACTAATGACCTCGTAAGAGTCTCCCCTTGCTGCAACTTCACGCGCCAGGTCAATCATCTGACGCGCTGCATCCAGAAATGCTTTTTCATATTGCTGCGCCGTAATCATAAAACGCTCAGTCTCAATGTCCTGAAACTCACGAAGAGCCACACCAGACTCTAGGCCAGCAGGTTTTCTTGACTGTGCAGCAAGCTGAGAAACGCCAGTAATTTCGTAAGCTCGATTAAATAGCCGGTCTAAGTGACTAAAAATTTCGCCCGAAACTGTTCGAGGAACAAAAAATTGCGGCGGCGTACCCCTATACTCGATAACGCCCCAAGTCTCATTGTTAAGGTGAGCCTTGGCAATTTTAGAACCCGCCTCAACAAAAACCTTTGGCTTTGCTAGGTGCATCTGTTCCTGGATATTAAATAACAATTTATTAATTTCCAGTTGTATGCCGGTTAGTTGTTCAGCGAGCCCTTGCCCGTAGAAGCCGAGAAGACGTTCAGTCCATCGGATAAACACGAACGGAAAGTAATCGCGCTCATACGGTTCGTCGAGCAGCGTAGCGCCATCAATGCAAATAACGTGGCGTCCGTCTCCGGCTCCCTCACCACTAGGTAAGTGCCAAGCTTCGATGCACACGATCTGGTTCGATTCATCATAGCCTCTTCCGTCATCTTCTGGAGCAGGAGCTGCATAAATGGCATCTCGATGCTCCGGGTAAAGATTGTTTAACACGTCGCGGTCAACGTATTTGACTTGGAAAAGTTGGCGAGGATTGCCGTAAACAGACTCTCTATCATCTACAACAAGCTCGTTTGGAAAAATTCGCTCGACTTTAATTTTACCGTCGTACTCGTAAATCTTCATCGCGCCAGTGCCAAACACGCAAGCATCAAGGAAGACTTTCGGCGCCACGTTGTAGATGCCAGTGGAATAAAATTGACCGTCACAAAACCGCTCTAAAAGCTTGGCTTTGCGCTGCATTTTATAATCTCCACCGCTTGTTAAAAACGTAGCCCGAGGGCGGTTTTTTGCAATCTTGGCGGTCACCGTGTCACACATTGATTGGACAACGTTTAGGGTTACCCTGTGACGCATTGCAGCGCTTTTCATCCTGGAGTAATTCGAGCTAGATAATCCCGCACTGTAATAATTACCGTAAAGCCGTAAATGCTTCAGGTTGTAGTCTTCTCGATAGTCTTGGTCTTCTTTGATTGAGTTGAATTTACTAATAACGCTATCGTGAACGTCGCTTTTTTCTGACCACCAGTAATCCATCATCATCCTCCAGAAGAGTAAAACAAGAGAGATTCATCAATCTCTTCAGCGCTAGGCGTAGTTTCGCGGTAATTCTCAGGAATAGCAAACCCTACTTCTGGAAGAGGAGGAGGGAAAGTTACTGAGATTTTTCCGTTTGGTGTTTCATAAGTAATGTTTGTGGCGCCGATTGATTTTGCAAACTCGGCAGCTTCTCTTAATTCATCATCCATTCAGGCGTACCCGTCCCTTCCTCGCTGGTGTCTTCAATTTTATCAGCAACTCCGGCCCAATACTTTTGCTCCCATTCTTTGTGAAACTCGGGGCTTCCCATCTGGGGCGGCAATAATTCTTCTTCATGAGTAAAGTGCTTAGACTCTCGCCAGGCGTACAGGCAGGCATCAGATAGGTGGTTGTCAAACCTACCATCTTCTTTGCGGCGGTCCTCGTCCCATTGTAGTAGACGCCATTCGTCCACTAAATCTGACAACTCATTTACTAAAATATTTCCAGAAGCTAAATCTGAGTTCATAAGCTCGATATAAGCGGCTTTGTTTCGCTTTTCTGCTGCTTTAATAGGTAAGGCCCAACGCTGCCTAAACTCTTCTACGATGGATTTACCTAAGCCGCCGGTATCTGCCACGATGGACGTAAAATTATACATCTC